ACAACTTATCTTGATTTGATTTTCAATAAATATGGCCAAGCATATTCAAGCGGACAAAGAGTGCCTGAATACGATTTAAAAATTGCTAAAGGTGTGTTAAAAAATCATATTCCCTCGACGGAGCAGGTTGGCCACACAGCCGAATGCGAAGCCAACTGCCTACAAACCCACAGCGCCACCACAATCATCCCAAGCGCCGTGGGCTCTATCGCACCTTTTTCTGCAATGTCGGTACAAGATTGTAACAAAAATCCATTGGGATTGGTAAAATACGAGACGTCTCAATTTAATAGCGTTATAATAAACCCGGTAAGAACAAGCTTTTCATGGGGTACAAAAAAGATGGGAGAATATTTGAAAGGCATTGATGATCCTTTATGGTTAAAAACAAAAGATAAGATCAGGCTCGTTATTAAAGACATATCTCCTGAAAAAGCAAATGGAATTGACAAAGTGCAGGGGCACAGATCGCACAGAGAGGGTATCGACGTCGGCCTAAACCTACCACAAATAGGGATTCCAATACCTGAACGAAAACGAATTAAATCGCCAGATTTAGATGTAGACGCTATGTTGGTATTTATGATATTGTCGAAAATACATGATGCAAAAGTAATATTTTTAGATCAGAAATTTTTTCGAGCCATTGAAGACAGGGCAATGTTTATTGCTAATGACGGCCCGGGCGTCCTCAAAACCGATTCTGCATATAAATTATTTTTTAAGAAACATCTTTTTGGAAAACCCAACTTTGCAAAGGATTTGATGCAGCTTTTACAACACAAGCGCGGCTATGAAGATCGCCTGCAAGTAAGAATAGTACGAAAGTGGGCGTCCCATGAAACTAAAGATTATCCCAAATGGGCACTGAAACGCCTCAAGCGCCTAGGGTGTAACTATCGGGGCGCCGCAACCGCTTAAGGAGACAAGCAGTGACTACAAGCAATACCATAAAAGCGAGAGCAAAAGGGCTTGATCCCAAGGACGGCACAAACGCTAGCGCCACCGAAATAGAAAGTACTATTGGCATAGACCACACATTAAATGTTCAGAAGATTCCAGAGTATAAAAAAACTGAATATGAAGTACTTATCAAGGGCCCATACGCATCTCACATTTCTTTAGGGGCCGACAGAATTAACCAACACAAGACCATGTCACATGGAGACGGCAAGGGCGCCATGGGTGTTTTTGCAAGCTCCCACATTGATCTTGTTGCAGGTCTTGATTCAGTCGATACATATAAAGAAAGAGTGCCAGAAGTGCCAGTAAATCCTGATGCGTTTCGTGATGCCTCACGAGTATATATTTCTGAAAATTGTGACGTTGATAAACAATTTATGTGTTCCGAGGGGTCAATTGGAAATGTAGAAAGTAAAGCGGCCGTAGTCGTAAAGTCCGACCACGTTAGAATAATCGGTAGAGAAGGTATTAAAATTATAACCGGTACCGATACTTGGAATTCAAGAGGCCGCGAATTATTCGGCGTCCCCACTATTGATCTTATTCCCGGCAACATAGCAACAAAGACTGTCGATGGTATGGATTTAAAGCTAGCATCTGGACATAACATACTACAGCCTGTTCCCCGCGGCGATCATTTAGTGGCTTGCTTTGAAGACCTGATTGAAAAAATTGACGGGATAATTGGAACAATAGATTATTTTTTAAAAGCACAACAAAGATTTAATAGCAAAGTAATGATGCATGTGCACCCCGATTATGTGGCAAAGGCCATCGGCGGAACCGCCAACGGAAATTTCAATTCTTTGTTTGGTGGTAAAGTCGGCACAAGCGACGAGTGTGCCATCGCCGGCGCCACCATGATAGCAGAAGTGGAGAAGATTAAAACTGATTTAAAATTTGGGAGCGGCCTGTTTGCAGAAACCAAATTTGCCTTTTTAAGACCTCTTGGGTCATCATATATTAACAGCAGGGGAGTAAATGTCACTTAACGTGATAAGAGATTAATATGGCATATACTGAACTAGAAAAAGAATTAATAAAATTATACGAAAAATTAAAGGACTCTCCTGAAAAGGGGTTTGTAGAACGAATTCCCGCATATTTGCCGGCCACGGATGATGATATGGTGGAAGAGAGTTTTATTCCCTCGCTGGAAGATTGGTTGGACCCCGAAAAGGCGACACCACCGGGCCAAAGTTTGCATAAAGCGCCGCCATATGCCCAAGAAACCAATGAGAGCGCCCAAGATTATTTGATTAGATTATACAAAGAATACGGCCTGGGTTCTTGGTGGGGCGCCGTATATACGGACGACCCGAGTATTCCACCCCCGCGCTGGTATCAGGAAACAAAGACTCACCTATCAAAAAATGGAAATTATTATATAGTTCCAGTTGTTTACGAAAGAATGACAAGCAATCCAGCTTTACAGAAATTTCTCAAAGATGGTAAAATACAACTTTACGGCGCCGGCGGGGTTTTAGAAGATACAGCTTTTCTAGAGTCGGCAAAATCTTGGGCACTCGAAAAATTAGCTGCTGATTTAGCAAAGGCCCTTTCCCTTCAGAACAGAACCGATGCAAAAAAAGTTGCTTTTTTGCCCATTGACACTGTTATATGGGAAAAAGGTATCAAGACTGGAGAAGTAGCAGAGGCGTGGTACGTTGAGCACCGCCCCGAAGAGTTTCAAAATTTATTTTTAAAGGTAATGTTTGATAGAAGCTGGGTGGACTCTCTTGCCCTAAAAGCCAATCCATGCGCAGACGTAAGCAATATAAAACATACTGTGATGTTGTTTGTAGAAACACTAGAAAAAGATTTAATTGACTTACAAAACATTTTGTATCGTTTTGCGGGGCGCATGCATGAGGCAACAGAAGTTCAAGTAGATTTCGACGCATCGTGCACGGCTGGTAAAATATCAGCAGTTTCTGGGATTTTAGACGGGTTGTTAAGGCTTAATGACAAGCCAGAGATAAGTGTCCAATCTCCCGGCGCCATTCAAATTGCATTCGATGAAGAATATAAAATACAATACGTTGCTTATAGTGATGTACCAGATTGTTTGTGTGATGAGGAAAACATGAGTGCGTATATGCTGAAGAAGGGCGTAGAAAACTTAAAAAGTTTGCCACCTTTTGATTCTTCGACTGTTAATGCTCTATTGTATTACCTACCAGACATTATACGAAAATATTCTCCATATTTAAGCGGCGCCAAGAGTAAATATCTTTTTGCTGCGCAAGAATCTTGGGTCCGATTTATAAAATCTTATGTATTTCCCGTGCCCGAAGTTGTATTCGATACATCGAGCACTAGCGAAGAACTATTCTTGGATCAAATTGCCGCATTCGAGACGTTATCAAACTCGGTCACAAGCCTTCTAAAAAAAGGTGCTTACACGCGAGACCCAACAGTCCTACTATCCCCGGAAGCAAGAAATCTACTTAAGGGGATCGCGAACGGCCAAACAGCATATGCCGGTGACGATACCATGATGGGGGCCATTAAATCACAAGTATTTTCTATAAAAACATTATATAATGGTTTACTTAATCGAGTACCAGTCACGGCGCTAGTCAAAATCGCCGCCAGTGCAATTATTAAATGCACAGGCGACAACGCGATAAAGAAAAAATTATGCAGAACGATTCTTAAAGGCATGCCCCGCGAAGACGTGGAAACTAAATTAATTCCATGCCTGCAAACTGCCGGCTACGTCGCAGCTGCAAATAAATTGCGCACCACCATTGGGTCGCGTCAAGAACTTGTGTACAACAAGGCCCGGGCCAGATATCCTGATAAATTTGGTGACCTACCAGCATCGCAAGCGATACAGTCAGAAGCTGAAATGGCCAAAGTGAATGGTCTCTACTGTGCTGACCCCGCTTTTCAAAAAATGTTGGGGCGCCCCGCCGATGATTTTTCTGAAGAAATGCTTCTTTGGCTTGAACAGCAAGGTGATGACCAAGTTTGCGAATGCATATTTAATATTTACACGCCAATTGAACAACTATTTGATTTCGCAGAAGATCTAGCAGATGATGCAGCAGATATTGTGGACATATTTGGGCAAAACAAAGCTCAACAGATCGAAACAACAACGACTTATCCTATTAAAAATACATTTACGGCGTTGAAGATGTTTGTAACCAATCGAACTGGTAACTTTGGGGACGCTTTTTTTGGTACCTTAGTGAAGATATATCTTCAAATATTGCTTGGAGCGGTCCTTGTCGTATTAAATCACGTTAAAAGTGAATACATCGGGGGGCTTTTGAGGGACGCTTGCAATGTTACAGCCAACCCCTTTTCTAAAAAAAGCATAACAAATATGATAATGAGTAGCCCCCTCCACTCAGATAAAAGCTTCCAACAACTAAAGAGCACTGTTGGCAAGATGACGAAGATGGCCGGCCTCGCCGGCGAAATACAAGATATAGTGGCAGCGCTAGAAAAACTGGGAGAGCAATTCACCCCAAGCGAGTTCAAACGCCTTTTTACAACTCCATGCAATGATGATTCTTTTAATGACGGCTTTTTGAAGGCTTCCCTCACATTTTTGGCGCACGATGTAACTCAATCTGGCGCCACCGACGGCGGAGGCACACCAACAGATGCTGCCACCTCGGCCGACGGAACCGCCCCACCTCTCTGTCCTGCGCCGCCCTCCAGACAACCTTCAATCGGCTCTGTACAAACTTTGTTATTAAACATCGGCAGTTTAGTCGATCATGCTATGTTCGAAGAATTACAGGAAGAGCATGACAAGGTGACCGACATCATTATTGATCTTTGTGATCCTGAATCGACTGCTATCTTGGCGGTACCTACCGACGCCCTCGAACGCCTCGCAGAAAAAGACGCCGACGATTTAACTAATGATATTCTTGAAATGATGCCTCTTCTTGATCCGAGCAAGATAGAAGACATGATGCCACCTATTTTTTGCGGCCCATGCAAGCCTTCGCAAATCGGAATGCAACCAATGATGCCTAGACAGTCTCATCCCTCTGAACTGTTAATGATTGAGCGCGCCAACAACGATATGTATAATATGATTAACACAGCATTCAATAATAACCTTGAAGGCTATAAGCCGATCATATTAGACGTCGGCGCCAGCCAGCGAGAACTAGCCAACACGTTCAGAAATAGCGCCCCCGGTAAAATTGGAAAATCGATGGACATTAATTTGGGTATAGTCTCAATTCCTCTGGGGCTTTTTACCCACGACCGAGAAAAAGCTCTTAGAGATTTTTCTGTGGCCACGGCAGCACTACATGACAAGTCACAGGGCGAAGTAAAGTTAGTTGCCGAAGGGCTTATAAAAGTGTTGGAAAGCGAGACGTCACCAATCAACATCGTCAAAGAAGACGAGGATTTTAATGTATTCGAATACGACGTACCAGGATCTCAAATCTTGATAATCATGATGATCAATTATTCTGATAAGCAGGCCGCCTGGAAGGGCTATGTAGCCGACCCAAAGCAAATAAAAATTGTAGCCATCGATAGACTAGTAAATCGTGCCGTATACCAATGGCCGGACGATTCCCTTGTTAATGTTGACAAGCCAGAGCCCATAGAGCTTAGTAGCACAGACTTGGTAGAAGCACTTACTGAAAACTTAATGGCCACTCAGCCAAGTTTACATTTTTCTGCTGGGTACCCGGCCCAAAAAGAAACATTTGAAAAACAATTTCCAATAATTACTAATCTTGTTTTTGAGAATACGCTTAGAGGCGGGACATCACACGACCTCTTCCAAGCGCCGGTGTTTAATAAAATACCCCTCACCGACGCAGAAGTAGAAGAGACATGTATTGAGGGCGTCGGCGGAATTCCCCTTTTAAATATTGAAAAAATTTCGGAAGATACAGACAAAACACGACAAGCCCTGGAGTGCGTGATGAGTGCGTTTGCACAACCCAGCTCGAATCAGGTTGCAACTATTTTTGGATTATACAAGATATTGATGAAGGTATGCATAATCGAGGAATATTTGAAAAACATATTTGCCTTTGGTTTTTTGCGGGTGTCGGATGTGACCAGATCTCCAAGTTATATGAAATTAATTCAAGACAGCATTATTAATAGTGTCGACGCACTCGCCGGCCAAGACGGCTATAATAAGCTGTTAGACTATTCAGGAAAAATTATAAACGGGCGCCAACAACTGGGAGATCCCTCTCTCTCTGAAAAAATATTAACTCCAGCGGCATGCCTTGATATATTGATTCAGGAAGCGGCTGAAGAAGTCGACGATGTTTTAGACGCCAGAATACAAGGCATTGTGGATCCCAACTGGACAAAGAAGTTTTATGGGTTCGGTGAGGCAGATTCTCCCGAAGCCCAAGGCGCTATTATGGGCAGGCTCTTGGAATATGCTGTAAATTCATCACCAGAATATTGGTCTCCTGATTTATATCCCTTTGATGACGTGGATAACGATCCCCAAAAGCTTGGTAATTTAAAAGCCATGCGATTTTTAGGGCCCAATTCCGATACAGCCGGCGAATGGCCAATTGCGAGCGATGGTCTCGGTTGGCCAAAAAAAGGTTCTGAGCGCTGGGAAGGCGGCTTGTTTTTTCAGCCATACATGAGGGTTAAATCTAAAATAACCGATATGGAAGATTTTTGGAAAAAGTTCATACAAGCAGAAAAAGATACAAAACTAGTTTGGGATTCCCCCATCTCATCCGGTGAATACTCAGGCGCCAAGGACGAAGTTGATGCCGCCATAGACGTCCTATTAACAGGTATACAGGATGTACTAGACAATGGCGACGGATCAACTCACAAAGAAACAGTAAAGGAATTTTTTGATTTAGTTTTTAGACCTGAAGCTCAGGCCCCCGCGCACAAACTTCCATTTATGCGTATTGTCTCTTCCTTTTGGTCTCCAGACTCGTTAACGAATCCGGTATGGGATGGCACCGATCCCTATTATTATTGGACCCCGCCACTTCCACCACCAGATCCCGATGATATCGGAAATCCCCCAATTGGAATATCTCCCTTTGGAGATATTCCACTACCACCAGAGGTGCCGAACAAGGACAACCCCGATCCCAATACGGGAACCCCTCCCAAGACAGAAGAAACACCACAGCCGTACACTTCTGCTATTAAAGGATCGATTCCGCCCTTGCGATGGCATTGGGCAAACAGGGGTGTTGTATCAACCCACCGCGTTGATAGACTTTCTGCTTACTATGATTCTGAGAGCAAAAAGTTACAGACACAAATTGCTACACTGGAAGCACAGATTGCAGCGGCCGGTGAGACGATCACCGAGCTGATGCCGTGGGGCGCCGATCTGCTGGCCGCCAAGGGCAAGCTAGCTAATCTTATTGGCCAGCCAATATCGAACCACTCATCACCCGAAGTCATCTATGAGGCGGACCTTTATGAAAGCACTCTCGCAATGTTCGGAGCCGTTAAAGAGTTAAATTTTTCTTCGACGGCAGGTTCTGGTTATGAGGGCAGCACTTCCGGAGAAGTCCTGTCAGCCACAGAGTCTCTTCTTCTTAAGCTAAAAGCAGGGATTGAGTTTTCCAAGGCGTCCACCGGCGCCGGCGACACCCTTGTGGCGGGCGAACATTATGACCAATTTGCAACAGCCTTCTGGAATAGAATAAGAAATATAATTTTTGATAGCCCTGCGTCTAGTTGGTTTGATTTTAAACTTGGAATGAGGCTAAATTCATTGACACCGTTTAAAGATGTACCCGATTCGTTTTTTAGCAAGATTCATACAATGTACTATGATGATTTTGCCAAGTACAACGATGAAAAGACATTTATTTGGGAAGAGTCCGGAAATAAATATTTTTGTTTTCCCATAGAACAAGCAGAATATGATGCGTACCAATTTTCAGCAGTCATAAACGATTATAATAGTACTTTAAGCATGGTCGACCCGGCGACGGGCACGCTGCAGACAGAGCTTGGTCCAAAAAGTGCAATACCAGAAGGATCATTACAACCTGAGCCGTCTTTGTGGGCCCTCGCAAGGTCTATAGACAAGGCACACTATGTTGATGGCGAAGGTATGCTAGATGGAATAAAAACAGAGTTAGCAAAAGTCACCGCGTTTGGTAAAGACAAAGACCCGGCCAATCCGACCCCCAACAAACTTTTAACCAATGTGGTGCCCCTTAAAGAACTAATAACAACAACCGCGCTATTTTATAGATATTACATGGAAGCGGCGTACCCCGATTTAATAACATTGTTAGAGCCCACCAAAAATATGGTAACTCGCATAATTGCTGCTTACAGCGCGGCCGCCGAAGGGGATTACACATATATGGATTCTCTCTTGGAGGACGCAACTCCGGGAGCAACTAGCCCTTCTCAATCCCCCACAGACGCGCAGCTGGCTAAAAAGTTTATGTTGTTGTTTGTTCAAATGGCCGCCAACATGTTTGACCCAACGTGGACAACCCCTTGGTTCCTTCCGGGCCCAATCACACCGATAGGCGTAGTGGCCAAAGCCCTATTAACTGACTGGTCCGATGACGATGATAAAGACGATGATGCCGGAGATATCACGGAGCCGAAAGAAAAAGTATGCCCACCAAAAATACCAATAACAGCCCCAGAGCCATCTTTGGTTGAAGAGGGCATAGGCCTTGAAGCGCTCACGGACCCACTAGGAGGAGAGGTGATTGACCCAGTGACCACCACAAATCCCACCGTAAGATACCTGTTGGTCTTTCCAGAAAAAAATTGGGCAAGATACGTCGCTGATTCCGCGGCCAGCAATCACGCCGCGGACTGGTACGGATTGTTCGATGTCGCCGGCCCTGGATCGTGGAGCTTTTCTTTGGGCATGCTTGCCAATGCGTTATCGGTCGGTCCCGAAGCGGACCCCACAAGTGAGATATGGTTCGCAGAAGGATCCTGGAGCTTATGGTTCGCAACGTATGGAATTACAGGAACCTATTTGAAATTAATGGCGCCAAATGAAAAGGAGTACCAAGGAGTGGTAGTCAGTCCAACGCGTAAGCTTTGGCATCCGGATAATAATCCACCGCCAGCCGGCGCATTCGATCCTTGTGGAGTAAATCCAGGTTTTCAATTCGGTGAAAAAGCGCGGACCATCGACGGCTATCTAACCGGGCCCGAAGTCCCCACAATCGACACCCCAAAGGCTTTCAGAGATAGCGTTTTTGATAGTATACAATGCTCTCCTTTGGGGGCGTGGCTCGGCCCCAAAAAATATATGCACGCTAGCGGCCCCGCATTGGCGGTGACTTTATTAGAAGAGAACCCCTTCCCCGCTCCCTTTGTCTCCCGCGATTTCTCCGACGAGGGCTACAAAACCATGCTCGAAACCTGCTCGCGAGATAATCCCTGTGACCTTGAAGGGACAGATTTATTAGAACTTTTGGGCGTTAAAAAAATCCCCCCCGAAGAATGGATCCCGGAGAGCACCGAACCCGGCTAAATAATAAGAAGAATAATTGGTTTAACTGCTAATTATTAGAAAGGAATAAAAAAATGGCAGTTGGCTTTTCTCCAAAATTACCGTTGCAGCCCGATCCTACTGATGGGTTTTTTAAACTCAACAAAACTTTAGGAGAAGTTATTAAACAAAATTTAAAAATGCTAATTCTGACAACCCCAGGAGAGCGCATGATGAACCCAGACTTTGGAGTAGGCGCCAGAAATTTTTTATTTGACACAAAAATAGGAACTTTTCAAAGCCTTAAGACTACAATAATCACGCAAGTGCGACAATTTATTCCCTTTATCAAAATTATCGATATTCATTCATCTAATAAAAAGCGGGATGAAGCACAAATACATAATTATTCAGAAGAACAACGCATGGGGCTTGTGGTTAATTATTATATTCCAAATTTAAATTTGAGAGATACTTTAAAAGTAACTGTTACTAGTGTTTAGTTATAGTTAACGAGGAAAAACTAAGAGATGCCGAAGAAAAAACCATCTATAAACTATACGAGTCGCGACTTTAATTCAATCAGAGCGGATCTAGAATCTTACGTTAAAAGATATTATCCGGACAATTACAAAGACTTTACAGAAGCTTCTTTTGGCTCTCTAATGCTAGATACGGTTTCCTATATTGGGGATATGCTATCTTTTTACGTCGATTATCAAACTAATGAATCATTTTTGTCTACCGCAATGGAGTTTGATAATGTATTAAAACTAGGCGGAGAACTTGGATATAAGTATAGACCTTATCCGTCTTCTTTCGGTACGTGCAACTTTTATGTAACCGTTCCCGCCGAATCAAATTCACCAGCACCAGACGATAACTATAAGCCCGTTTTAAAGAAGGGTTCAACTTTTAATTCCACCGCAGGTACCATTTTTACACTTTTAGAAGATGTCGATTTTTCAAAGAGCACCAATCCAATCCTGGTTGCTTCGCAGAACTCCTCAACGGGCCTCCCACTTACTTATGCCGTGCGCGCCGCAGGCCAAGTTGTTTCTGGCGAGTTAGCTGTGCAGGAAGTATCTCTCGGAGAATTTCAAAAGTTTTTAAGAATAGCTGTAAACGGACAGAATATTAGTGAAATAATTTCTGTGTTTGATGATAACGGAAACCAGTATTTTGAAGTTGACTATCTCACCCAAAATGTTATATATGTACCAATTTTAAACAAAGGAAGCAATTCTAGTACAGTTCCTTACATAATAAAACCTGTAGCTGTTTCTCGAAGATTTATGGTCGAAAGCACGCCAACCGGAATGTTTTTGCAATTTGGTTATGGTAGCGAAGAGACACCAGTAGAACTTAAAGACCCGGCAGAGGTTGTGTTGCAATTGCATGGCAAAGATTATTCCTCTGACACTTCATTTGACCCCTCTGTACTAAATGAAACAGACAAGCTTGGCGTCGCCCCTGCAAATACCACTTTAACAATAATTTACAGAATTAATACTACTGAAAATACAAATTCGGCGGCCGGCACAATAACTTCTGTACATGCCGCTGATTTTCAGTTTGCCAGCTCAGAAGCTCTAACCACAAGTAAGAAAAATCGAGTAATTGGTAGTCTTTCGGTTATGAACGAAGAGCCAATTGTGGGAGATGTAACTTTAGTATCTTCAGATGAAATCAAAACACGCGCGCTTGGAAACTTTGCCGCACAATACCGGGCAGTGACAAAACAAGATTATATTAATATAGCCTATAACATGCCAGCAAAATACGGGAAGATCAAAAGGGGTACCATCGAATTAGATTCCGATTCCTACAATCAGCGCAATTTAAATATGTACGTCATCTCGGAAGACTCAGATGGTAACTTGGTCGAAAGCAATAGCGCGCTAAAAAACAACTTAAAGACTTGGATCAATCGATATAGAATGATCAACGACACGGTTGATATATTAGATGCTAAAATTGCTAATATTGGCATAGATTTTAAAGCTTCAACATTCCCCGGCATTAATAAATATGATGTTTTAAACGACTCTGTAAGGGCACTTCAGGTAGTTTTTGATAAGACGTTTTATATTGGAGAGCCCCTTTTAATAACAGACATATATCAAATCTTAAAAACAGTACCAAACTTAATGGATGTTATAGACGTGCAGATTACATTAAAAACTGGAGCATCGTATGCCGATTCTCCCATAAACATTGAAGAAGCAATGTCTGCCGACGGAAGATTTATAATTGCGCCAGTGGATACAGTTTTTGAAGTCAAGTTTCCAAATGCAGATATAGCAGGAACAATAGTATAATGGCCATTAAAAGATATACAGCAGATGCTGATACAACAATAACAAATGCCTACAAAGCAAACTTGTCCACCCGCGGCGTGAGCGGCAACATGGGACAATCAGATATTCTTGAAGTTTTTTCAATCTATGCTCAAGCTTCGACAGCCTCATCGGAATTAGAAAGAATATTGATTAAATTTCCTGTAACTGGCACTAGCGCCGGCTATATTTCTTATGATAGATCCCAAGGGGACATTCCATCATCAGGCAGTGTGTCCTTTTATTTAAGATTGTTCAATGCTGAGCATTCACAAACTACCCCTAAAAATTATAATTTAGTAGTTGACCCCGTTTCCCAGAGCTGGGATGAGGGCCTTGGGCTGGATATGGAAGAATATTCTGATGAAGACGCGTCCAACTGGATTACCGCTAGCATCGATGGAAGCACCTCCACCCTTTGGTCCACCGCCGGCGGCGACTATCTGATAGATTCTTCCTCTTCTTTTACTGCTTCTTTCACCACGGGCTTCGAAGACATGGAGTTGGATATCACCACCCTAGTTGAACAGTGGATAAGTTCTAGCAACAACAACCAAACTGATTTTGATATGGGGCAGAAGTCAAATTATGGTGTTGGCGTGCATTTAAAAAGCAGCGAAGAAAGCGCCACAAAGTCTTATTATACTAAAAAGTTTTTTGCAAGAGGATCACAATTTTTCTTTAAGCGCCCAGTTATTGAAGCTCGTTGGGATTCTTCCAGAAAAGATAATAGAGGAAGTTTTTATTACAGCAGCTCGATGGCACCCGCCGCGGATAATTTAAATACAATCTATCTTTACAATTATGTTCGTGGTCAACTAAAAAATATTCCCGGTATCGGCGCGAGCGACCCTATATATGTCAGCCTCTATTCAGGCTCGGCCGCCAATTCGTCACCATCCGGCTCAAAGCTATTGTTAAGCACCGGCGGCACAGTAGACTCAGGCGATCTTTATAATGCAACAGGCGGCTTTGTGGCCACGGGAATTTATTCAGCTTCTCTTGCCTTTACGGGCTCTGGTTCGTTAACGAAAGTGTTTGATGTGTGGCACAGCAGCAGTGTTGAGTATTTTAGTGGCACAATAGATCCAAAGAATTTAACCCAAACTTGGCCCGGGCAAGCTTTTAACCCGAGCCAACAATATGTGTCTAAAATTACAAACTTAAAATCTTCATATACTACTAAAAATAAAGCGTCGCGCATGCGATTATATACGCGTAAAAAAGACTGGAATCCCAACATCTATAGCGTTGCGTCAGCAGTTGCTCCTATCGATTTGGTTGACGATGCTTATTATAAATTAATTCGTGCTACTGACGGCTTTGAGATAATTTCTTATGGCACCGGAAGCGACAATAACACAAGACTGTCTTATGACGCTAGTGGCAGTTATTTTGATTTAGACATGTCAATATTAGAGGCAGATTCTTCATATACAATTAAATTTATTTATTATCTTAACGGTCAATATGCCGAACAGCCCGAAGAATTTACATTTAGAGTAGAATAATATGAGCACAGACTACAAAAAAATATTTGGTCAAAAAGATATTATTTTGACACAAGTTGATAGAGACACTTTAGCTTCTGAGGCCGAATCTGTTGAATACATGTTTGAGTATTTCAACAGAAAACAAAGATTTATTCCTCCTGTTGACTTTACTAAGCCAAAATATTTTGCTAGATTTGGGTCCGCTGAAAAATATTATATCGACTCTATCGAAAGAGTTTATGAAACATATCCTTATGATGGCTCACTAAAAGAAAGAATACAGTGGGAATTAAGTTCCTCTTATTTAGATCTCCATTTATTTGAAAATGAATACCCTAGAACTAATGGGTATGTTATATTTTCTGCTGATGGCTGGGGCACTTTAAGCTCAACCAATAGTGGCTACGGGCAGCCCGCGTCGTCGGAATACATCTTCATCAAAGGAGGTCCACACACCTCTCAGCGCAGCAAAGAAAAAGATATCCAAGACACAGATGGAACTTATAAAAGCGGTTACGCCAACATTTGGGATCCGGATAAGAACAGAGAATGTAATTTAAAAATTGGCGGTGTTACTGGGAACACTGTTGAGTTTTGGATGAAAAAGAGTGAATTTGTTAAGACGCTAACTGGCCGCGAAGTAATATTCGATCTTTATACAAGCGAGTATATCTCTTCTAGCGATAACTACGGGCGCCTCACAATTGAAATGACAGGCACAACGAGCGCCTCTCCATTCAGGGTTACATATATGTCGGGGACTGCTGGGTTTTCGTATGAAACCATCGGATCTTCGATTACTACATCTTCTGTCGCGGATGACGCATGGCACCATTATGCATTTGCTTTTAAAAATAGCGGCAGTGTTGTGGAAACTAGCTTGTTTGTTGACGGCGCCTGCAATGAAACAGTTTTTACTGGTTCCGCCGTTAATAATGTTAGCGGCAACCTAAACGCAACCATCGCTGCATTAGCTGCAGCCCCATCTGGCACCTTTACACCCGCCGTCGGCTGGGGCAAACTTTCTGGATCACTAGACGAATTCCGCTTTTGGAAAGCCCAACGTACCTCTCAGCAAATTGGCCGACAAATGATTGAGCCTGTTGGTGGCGGTACGAATACGGATGATGCAAATACTACCTTGGGGGTATACTATAAGTTTAATGAAGGCATCACATTGACCGCCTCCACCGATCAAACTATTTTAGATTATTCTGGCAGAATAAGTAATGGTACTTTTGAGGGCTATAATTCCGCGGCGCGCAGCACGGGCTCGGCCATGGTTGATTCGGGCAAGGTTAATAACGAGTTCAAGGACCCAATCCTTTATAGTTTCCACCCAGACGTGCTGTCCCTTAGAAAAACACGACAAGATGAAGGCCGCATATATGACTATTCCAATAATGCATCAATATACCATTCGCTGCCAACTTGGATTATAGAAGAGGATGAAGTTAGAGAACACTCTCCATTAAGAAATCTTACACAAATTATTGGTAGCTACTTCGACACCTTAGCCAGCCAGATAGAATCTATACCGAAGTTCAAGCAAAAAAATTATTTAAGCTCCAGCTTCAAGCCATACCCCTTCGCAGACAGATTATTAGAATCTGTAGGCTTTTCATATTTCCCTGAATTGTTTTCGGATGCGACCGCACTTCAACATTTTAGAAATAGAGACGATGTATCTCTCTTTAAACAAAAACTATATGATGTAAAAAACCGCATATACCAAAATATTTATAATAATATTGTTTATATATATAAAACAAAAGGAACAGAAAAATCTTTTAGAAACCTTATTCGCTGCTTTGGATTAGATGACGAAATATATAAAATTAATACATATGGCAATCGCACGACTTACCAATTAAAAGATAATTATACATCAGTAGCAGAGTTTAAAAAATATGCTAATTTCTCGTTAACTACCACTAAAAACGCAGTAGTATTTCCGTTTTCATCAAGCACCAATCCGAACTCTACATCATTTATTTCTGCTAGTCTGGGAGACGCTTTAGAGACCACTGGCGGCCTCGCCCTTACAATGGAGACTGAAGTAGCATTTCCGCGACGACACAGCCTCGCGGCCTCGAATACGGTAGTTCAAGCTGGGACGGGCAGTAGTAAATCTTTTAGAGCATTTTCGCCATTTAAAACAGCGTCCCTTTTTGGAATGCATCAAGTTGAGGGCACTACTGAGAACAATTTGACATGGGCAGCCACTGATTATGCAAATTTTCAAGTTTATGCGATAAGAGATACCGAATTTTCAAAGAGATGTCAATTTGTGTTGACTGGAACAGCAGACTCCGTTATACCCACGCTCAGCAGTAGCTATTTTAATGCCGTTTTCGACGATACTCGATGGAATTTTTCTGTAGCAATAAAACCAACAAAGTATCCCGAAGCAATGCTCCCAAGTGGATCCAGCGGATCGACATGGGATGTAGAATTTTATGGTGTAGAAAAAGTACTTGATATTGTAAAAAACGAATTTTTTGTAACATCCTCAATCACTACGATGCAGGGTACTCGATTTATGACAAACCCGAAGAGCGTCTATATCGGTGCACACCGCACCAATTTTTCTGGGGGACTGCTACAAAGCTCAGATGGAAACATCTCTTCAACGCGCGTGTGGATGACTTATATCCCAACTGGCACAATAAAGCAGCACGCACAAGACGTAAAAAATTATGGCAGTCCAAACCCTTATAAGAGTGCGTATTTGTACCAGACGACCATGTCCGGAACGCGAGTACCAGAAATCCACACACTGGCTTTAAATTGGGAATTTAGCACCCTAACCACATCAGACGCTAGCGGCGAGTTTGTTGGTCATGACTTTTCTTCTGGGTCTACAAGCCTTCAAAACCGTTATAACTGGATTGGCAATATCATAGGAAAACAATATTTACCAAAAGGATATGCATTCCCAACCGACTCTTCGAGTTCTATTAATAGAAAATATATCTATTCTGCCAAAAAACAATTACCAGAAATGGTTAATAGCTCAGACATGGTTAATATTTTGGAAGAAGACGACAAGTTTTTTAATAAAGTTAATTTGGCGCGCCCCACGAATTATTATATGTATATTGAAAAAAGTATGTATCAGACCATATCTGAAGAAATGATAAAAATATTTTCATCGATCAAAGATTTTAATAATTTAATCGGAGAGCCAGTAAATAAATATCGAGACAATTATAAACACATGGAGAAACTCCGCGGCCTGTTTTTCGAGAGAGTCGGCAACACGGCTGATTTAGATAAATATATTGATTTTTATAAATGGGTTGATCAAACATTAGATTCGCTTCTTGGCAATTTAGTGCCCGCCTCCGCAGATATTAGTGATCAATATGGTAGTAATATTCGGACGTTGGTAGAAAGCCATGTGCTGGAAAGAAATAAATATAAATGGCAGTACCCGACACTTGAAGACAAAACACCATCGGCAATTGAAGGGCACGTGCTTGGAATTAATGAGCTTACTTATAATTGGAAATTTGGCCATAGCGGCAGCGATCAGGGTCAGAAATGTCGCTGGTGGAAAGAAAGGGCAGAAAGAACAGATGCGTTGTCCAGCGGGGACACAAACATTGACAACGATAAACAAACAATATTAGATTCAATTAATAATGAAACAAATGCCAGTGATTATACTTTATACGACAACGCGAACAGCACAGCTTATTCTGGATCGACATATGCAATACGTCGTTTGGCAAAACCGTATAAGTTTGATGTGCGCGACACCAGAGCAATAAAAGGCGGTATAAATTTTCACCCAAACAAAAAAGTCACTTACTATAAAGAAACTATGAAGCGTTTCGAACCCAACGAAATTGAGCCCTACATCGTCGTCGAAACATATAATTTACCCGGGTGCGCGGATGATCTTTCTGGTTCAAATAAAGTAATTAAATTCCCGCTAGATGCAAACAACGCTAGTTTTAACCTGGACACTTTTAACAGAGCCCCCGGCAGCTTGCTGGCGCCTTTTAATATTATTAGCTCTTCTGTCGGGCCTCAAACGGGCTTGAGAGATCTTAGATCTGATGCAACACTTACCAACATACATCATGATGTTTATGGTCCGGACTATGAACATCCAATGCAAGGGCCTTTTACTGAAAAACATATTGGCGGAAATCAACATAGACACCACCCCGTAAATATCGGAAGCGATGAGCACCCAAACCGCGGTGAAGCGTGGTCTATCGATCAAGAAGGCGGCGCTTTGTCGGAGAATGGTGTAACTCTTATAAATCCTTTAATCTCACAGGCGGATGGCGTAGGGTTGCAACTTCCAGATCCAAATTTACCGCGCGCAGTTTTCTTTAGAGAACCAATGGCCAAGCGCCCTGTAAATATTAGAAATATTCAGCAAGTAACAGGGTCTAGAATACTTGGCAATTATGTTAAAGATTATGAAATATTAATGACATCTGGTCGTTCAATTAATAATCGTTATTTTGTTAAAAACGAAGGAGTCTCTGGAAGCGCAGGTAACGTATTTGCCGTAAGCGGCGTTTTAGATTATAATCTACCCGGCGGAGCAGCCTCTACGGTTAACCGAACACAGGTAGTAAAAAATGGTGTAACTTCTTCTGTGCGCAATGACTATATTATTGTAAATAGATTTTCTGCTCCCGGCGACCCATCTACCATGGGATTAGGTTTCTTAGACATTGAATCTCAAGAATATTCAATTTATAATGCATTGCCATGGCGTAATTTAATTGTCAGAGAAAGTTTACATGAACTGTTTATTGACCACACTAAACAGTTCGGCTTTTTCAGTGACGCTCAGAACTCAGCTAGTTGGGTATTGGCAGGTGAAACCTATCCCGGTACTAGCGGCTCAGTATCGGCAGCTAACTATGAAGGTAGCGCGTCCTTTCATAAGGTCAATAGAAATCCCCGACGCGTAATTAAATATAATGGAACTGGCGACGCGTCGCCCGTAGTGACGGGCACAACTTACGATAATTGGTATGTACAACATCAAATTCCACAAACAGATTTGCAATATGCTTGGATTACGTCAAGCATAGTTAGTGACTATACAGGGTCAGCACTTTTTGGCTTCGAACAGCCAAATTTTGACAACGCAAGCTTGGCTTCTACGGATATTACATTTTGTAGTGCTAGTGATTTTGGCGCATATTATGCCTCCGGCGATCCCCCCAACTGGGGGAAAACACGAGCCCTCGCCGGCGGCTTTGTTCCAACAGACTTTGTAGGAATAAATGCGAGTATATATGATCCTATTTCTGGAAGCGAAAATATTTTAGGATATCCAGCGAACCTGTCTGTATTAAATTACTTGAATTACGGCGCGCCAGATGGGACTACCACCGACGGCGATGACGCCTCGCCTCGTGCCGGCGGCTTCATTAATGAGTTCTCTTCGGAGAACAAAACACAAGTTTTAAATTCTCTTATTCTCCACCGCCAAGGGCCCTGTGGCTGGCCTTCATGGAAACAAACTAGAGGTGGCGAGCATCCTGTTATTCGCTCACACAGAAAAGAAAATCGGCTTTCATTTGCGAAAAATATTTCAATTGATAGCCACGGTACGTTTGATCCACCCGCCCAAGGCTGGCGGAATTGGATCGATATTGGCGGAAAAAATCGAGATATTTTAGTATCCCAAATCGAACCGCCACTCTCTTCAAAATTCAAGCCGGTCACGCACAATTTACAAATTAAGACATCGTGGGGAGAAACACCAAACACAAACAAGATTAAAGTTCGCCATTCTTATGGAAACGAAAAAACCAATTTCCCCCAGAAAGTATTAGGGTCCATAGACTTGAATAAAGTAGACTATATCTATGTACCAGCCGGCCAAGCCGGCCAATTAATAAGCGACCACCCAAAAACATTAATTTACGATTCTTTACATAAATTTATCACAAAACCAAGTACTGCAAATCCAATAGAAGAGTTTATCAATTTACAAATTGAAGAAACAATCTATCCTCGTGAGCACTATACATATTTGAAAAGTACTAGACAGCGCGACAATTTTGCAAACAGCTTCTGGCGAGATACAAGAAACGCTAGAAACACGGACTTGATGACAGACAGGCCAAACTCACAAGGCCCAACAGTCTCTCAAAGTATGTGGCCACTAGACGGCCGGTCAGACACATCGGCAAAGACTTTAACCTCATCTTATGGTATCGAGGGGGAACTTCAAAATGGGTATAGTTTGTTCTTTTCGCCATCTGATATTAATGCTGACTTCCGGTCGCCAATGGCCGCGGCGACTTATGCTCGTCGAATACCTGAGAGCCACTCCAATGAAAACGTGAATGTTATTTTTGCCGGGGACACCGCATGGGAAGCCGCCACACAAGCAGGTGTAAATCCTTTTTATAATGATTATGCTTCATACGTTGAGGAGTTAAAAAGGATCGGCAAAGACTATGGGATTGTACCAGAATATAGAATTAGTGAACAAATGAACTATCTCTGGACTCAAATTACAGGCACCTCGCATGACTTTGATAATCCACCAACGTCAACGGCCTATCTCACGCTGACAGGCTCTACGCTTAGTAGTAGTGGCGATAACACCTTTTATACAGTATACACGTATAGTGATTTCATGAAACACTTTAAGGAGGTACAAGACGACGGATTACAGTACGGAGCGGTACCAACAGAGTTAACACTTGAGTGCGAAGCATTAATTAAGTTCTTGCCATATGATGGGTTTTATCCGGCCCAAAGAACAGTACAACTAGCAGAATTGTTTAGTCAATCTTACGGGCCCACCACCGAGTTAGCAGGAGATGATGCTAATTGGAGAACTGCCATGGCGCCCCTTTTCTCTCCTGGCATATTGTACAATTCAATTAAATCTGGCATCGCAGTTGATTATCCGATTGCCACTGGGTCTGTAGGACATAATCTTTTTGTTACTGGAGCAATGCCTGCAGGTGGTTTTACAACCGATACGCGCGACGACGGAGACCCACGCCTAAGTGGTACCTTCGATTACAGAGTGCCCTTTGAAGCCTTAATTGACCCACTCGATGCAAATTTCAGTCAAGTTATAGACACAGAACCACATCCATCCGCGTCTATTGACAGCACCGCTAGTTTCAATAGTGCGCACACGCCCCTTTATGGGTATGCTATAAATAACTTTTTGGCAGAAGTACCATCATTCTTTTTAAAGAACGGCGCCCTGACTTCGTTGACATCGGGCAAAGACATTAACACCATAACCGCTACACCTAATACTGATTACAAAATGAGAATTGCCTGTAATAATGGAAAGGTTATGGTGAAGGAGCTGTTCACAGATTATCCCGGCGCTCTGTCCTCATCACGACACGCGCAAACACCATCTTTTATTTATAACAGACCAAGAACAGTCATGTATAATAGATCGTTCAACACATCTAGCGGCGAAGATTTCACGTTACGCCACGTAGGTAAAAAAAGCCGTACGATATCCTACGGGTCGTCCTTTGGGCCTCCTTGCGATGCACCATATCGCGATGGCCCGACATTATTGTCAGAATCCCATTTCGATGCATTCACGCCCCCTTATTACAATGGCTATAGTCATATTGAATTAACATTCCGCTCGGGAATGGATGGGAAAATGAACATATCAGATATTAAAGGCGCACTCACGCCATCTCAAATTTCTGTTTTTAGGGAAACGACAAGAGAATCTGGTTCGGGAGAGGGCACGTGCGCAGGAAGAAGCGCCATGTCTATTACTGCGTCTTTGAACTGGGGCCAAGTTGTAAGCACCGATGACCCGATAAGTGGAGAACCTGGCGCCGGCGGCGACAGATGGGTGATACAGCCTAAGTGGGAATGCCCCATACTAGATTTTAACAGTTCTAGTATCACACTTCCGACTTACGGATCTGGCTCAGTAGCCAAAGGAATGTGGCACCAATACTCATCCGTTGTTCCAGGGAGCATGAATTCTATATATATGAGTGTACAAGACGTACCTGGGTATCCAGAAGAGCAATCCTTAAGAAAACTATTAGGTTTTAATACCACTAATAGTTGGGCATCACTTGGCCTTCCCGCACAAAAAAAGACAATTAGCGAAGCGGTTGTGGCAATTCCATTTTGGCCCGATACTCACGCTGTTACTACCGGCGGAAAAAACTTTTTTGACATTGACATTAATACAATTAAATGGGCAGAGCAATTGATAGATATGAAAAAGGGTGGCTTTCTTGGCAAAAAAGCAGAAGCGGAACTCATGAGTACTTGGTATTTAGATGGTCAGATCAACCCCGAAGTATTAGAATTTAAGCCGGCCAAAAGCGCTATTGACATGGTTAGGACAATGAAAAAGTATGTTATTCCGCCTCAATTTGATTTTTTACGACCTGGCGCACAAATAAATCCTTTTGCAATGTTTATTTTTGAGTTCGAAACAACACTTACGAGAAACGATTTAATAAACATTTGGCAGAATCTATCACCGAACGACCCCAAAAACCCGTCGATAAATAACAAAAGCTTAAGCCACTCGGTAACTAAAAGGGCGACAGCACCGTTCGGTTGGCCAAACAAGAAAGGCCTCAATTTGTTAAAGCGCAAAGATTTGCTTCAGGAGGCAAAGAATAACAACGATAGCAATTGGAAAGGGTTTGATTTGCTAAATGAACGCCCAGCAGAAGGGACAACCGACGATATAACTTCTCCACTTCCAGATCCGGCAGATAACACGAATCTCCCCTTCCCGTCCGAGATACAGTGGTTAGTTTTTAAAGTAAAACAAAAAGCAAAAACTAATTATTATGACTTGACGGCCACAACTTCTGATGATGATAATGAGGGTAGCAACATTCCATATTATAGCTTTAACTGGCCATATGATTTTTTCTCTTTGGTCGAGATGATTAAAATAAATGCGGCATACAAATTAGAAAGTGATCCTACGAGCCCATATGAACTGGGCCCACCGCTAGATCCCAACGCCCCAGAAGAAGAGATTATTATGAATTCGGATGACGAAACCGGTATACCGTTTAACCCCTTTGCTGCCGGCAGCAAGCAAGCTTCTAACAATATCGCCACTACCGCCGCCACCACGCTCCCAACGCCGGGAACCGTGTCAGAGTTTAATCTAAACAAAGCCGCCGCAGGCCCACTCGGCGCGCGCCCCTCCGGCACAAAAAAGAAAATTACTTTTAATGCAGCTACGTTAGCAAACATTAAGTACATTCCCGCGGTATTGCCTCCAAAGACTGGGAAAGGCAAGCGAAATCAAAAAGATAAAACGGGCCCCAAAGGCGGTAGAAGTTAATGAGTTTTCTAGACCCCAAAGAAAGAGTTATTGATTTGCAATTAACTTCATATGGAAAATATTTGTTATCTATCGGACGTTTTAAGCCAGTAGAATATGCTTTTTTTGATAGCGATATTATTTACGACAGGCGCTTTGCCCAGGCGACCGCCGAGTTGCAAAGCGAGGCCGAGGGGCGCATCCAAGAAAACACGCCGCGCCTTGCGGCACAAACAATTTATAGACCAACAGAAGTTGGCGTTTTTGCCACAAATGAAAACTTAAAATATAATTTAATGCCAGGCGTTTTAGCCGACAAAGCAAACAAAGTATCACAGACACCGGACAAATCGTACATATTCCAGGAGCCAATTGGTAATTCTGCTTATAATTCTAATAATGTAGCCGCATGGAACATAGGGTTCTTGAAAGCGGAGCTTACTAGTTCAATCTCCGCTCTAACCCCGGATTGCACATCAACAAGTTGCCCATGGGCCGGCCCAACTCTTTTCACCCCACAGCTATCATGCTCTCTTCAATATTATATTGAAACGTATGAGCCGAACATGGAACAGCAAAATTCAGATAAATATTCCGGAATTGACGTTGTTGAGGACACTGTTTACGATACAAATACGCCAATCATGTTTCAAGACGAATCATACTTGATTTATAAAGACGACTTTGCTTTGTTAAAAATAGAAGAGGCAAATACTGAATTTTTAAAAGAAAATTTTGAACTAGAAGTTTATAAAATCGAAACCATCGAGGGAACAAAAGAAGACGCAGATGGTAATAAAGTGCCCACGTATACTGAGTCGTTGGTGCCACTATACTTTGAAGGAGATGGCGACAACATAGATAAAACTTCTCGTGTCGATTATTATTTTAATGTTGACATTGATTTTGAAATAAATGAAGAAGAATATTGTAAGTTAGCCAAAGCTCAAGGCACTCAAAACAAAATTAAAAACATTTATAATGATAAAGTATTTAATTGTGAAAGCAGGGAAGAAACATTGCGCTCCTTAAATATATATGCCACCAAAGAAAACCAAGATCCGGGAGATATTTGTGAATGAGCGCCTCTAATTTTGAATTTAATGGTCTTTTTGATTCTGTCCTACCGAACGTTTATATTAATAGAATCACCTTAGAGAAACTAAACTCGCGACCACTTTCTAATAATAAATATGATATGACACCGCACATTAATCAAACATTGCTTCCAAAAGGAAAGCAAAAGGTCGACCTGGGTTTTGACCCCGAGAATCCTGACTGGGAAATGATGACAGTAACAGCACCATCTTTAACCGCAGACTATGGCGGTTTTAAAAATGTATTAAAAGTCACTCTTGATATGTTTTTAGAGATTCCCAATATTGATGATAATAGTTTTTGGGATATGATTTTCACCGAAGAAATGATCAATTATTTAAGCATTAGAACGCGATTTTATAGTGGAAAAGCAAAAGAATATTATATGCAAGAAACAACTGGCTACATCACAGATCCCGAGGACGCAACGAAAATAATAGATACACCATTAAACGAAGTTATCAAAGCCATTAGCAGTATTAATAATCTCGAACAAGCATCATCCACCATCAAAGAACAATATAAAGAATCCCTACCAGATGGCACTTCGGTTTTTAAAATACCCATTCAAGTGACCACCCAATTGGGCAATGACACCGCGTTTCCTACTGATTTGGCGGTCTTGGCACAATGTACAATGGACATGGGCTGTCTAGGCAATCAATGCTCATCAGAAAGTTTGCCCACTGGCCGCCTGGCTTCTGAAGTAGTTATCAAGAACAATAAAATTCAAGACAAGGGGATGCTATTCTTTGTATCCGGCAAGCAAGATAGTAATGTTTTTGACCATCTCAAGGGGCAACTTTGGCTTGGGGGTGTACACAAACATGCCGACAGATATATGGCCGGGAGTAAACACAGTGATAGTCCGCACCCTTATTTAGAATATGTTGTTGTACCAAACAATCGCATACAAGACTTTAGACAAATATCAGTTTTGCGAAAACAATCAATTAACTTTACTCCCAATACAAACTTAATATTCGGAGGAAGTTATACTGATCTGCGAGCAACAA